ATCTTATACGAAATAAATTTACACACTACAGCAACACAGGTCAAATTATTGCTGAGTTACGTAAAATAAATGGAGAACATAAATTCTGGAAACTAAAAAACAAAGGAGTCAACACATGGGGTGTGCCATCTTTTGACGAACAAGATTCAGAATACGAAGTTAGGAAACAAGATGCCACGCCGTTCTAAATTACCAAAAATAAAAAAGGGAATGCAAAGTGAACAGATAGCTATATTGTATTTGATAGAAAAAGGATTTTTTGTTTTTAAAAATTTATACGGTGTAGGACCTGCAGATCTTATTGCTATTAATGAAAAAGGCACGTTAGAAATATATGATGTGAAAAGTGAAAGTTATAGAAAGACGTGGAAACCAGGCACACGTATATGTAGACAGCTAACTCAAGAACAAAAGAAATTAAAAATGAAATTTATATTTGTAGATAAGGATGGAGGGTGCCGCATTGCCAGACGTTAATATAATACTAGGGCCACCCGGCACAGGTAAAACTGAAAACTTACTGCGGATCGTGGACCAGGAACTTAAAAGTGGTACACCACCTGATAGAATTGCATTTGTAAGTTTTACAACAAAAGCAACAAATGAAGCACGTGATAGAGCAAAAGTAAAATTTAATTTAACTGACAAAGACTTTCCTTATTTTTGTACGCTGCATGCATTTGGTAAAAGACAAATGGGATTTACAAAATCAGAGATTATGGACAATAAAGATTACTTAGATTTTTCTGATAAGTATGGTGTAGATTTAAAAAGAGTTACAACTGATTGGGAAGAAAAGGGTGTTGTGTCTACAGATAATAAATATTTAAGAGATATAAATAAATCAAAGATGCAAGATTTAGAATTACAAGATTTTTACAATGCAGCTAATTTAGATTATGCTTGGGAAGAATTGTTGTGGGCTTATCGTTCTTTTGAAGATTATAAACAAACAAATAACAAATTTGATTTTACAGATATGTTGACACAGTTTACACAGTTTGGACACACACCACCTCTTGATGTTGTCATTGTAGATGAAGCACAAGATTTAACAAAGTTACAATGGAGAATGTGTGAAAAGATATGGGCTAATTCTAAAAGAGTATACATAAGCGGTGATGATGATCAGGCAATATTTAGATGGGCTGGTGCAGACATTGAGCATTTAATTAAAATGGATGGAAATATAAGTGTGTTAAATCAATCATATAGAGTTCCTCTTGATGTGCATTTAATAGCAACACAAGTTGTATCAAGAATTAAAAACAGGAGACCTAAAGAATGGGCACCAAGAGCATACAAGGGAGAAGTTAGATACCATGCATATCCTGGCGCTGTTGATCTTTCTGAGGGTAACTGGTTAGCACTTGCAACATGCAGCTATATGCTAAATGATATTGAGGAAGATTTACGTCATTTAGGATTACCTTATACAATTTACGGTAAGACACCTATTAAACAAGATTTATTAAAAGCTGTTAGTGCTTGGAAAAGATTAAATCATTTTGAGCAATTAAATTACAACGACGTAGCTGCTATTTATGCAAATTTAAAAACAGGCTTTAATGTAAAAAGAGGATACAAAACTTTAAAAACATTAGAGGAAGGTCAAATGTATAATATAGAATCTTTGTGCATGAATCATGGATTAATAAATGCCGGAATACCCTGGGATGTTGCTTTTACTTCTTTAAGTGAAAAAGATAAATCATACATAATGTCATTAGAAAAGCATGGAGGATTAGGCGTAGATCCAAAAATAAATTTAAGTACAATACACATGGCAAAAGGTGGAGAATGTGATAATGTTATGTTGTTGACAGATTTGTCTCGTGCAAATCAAGATGAAATGGAAGTTAGTCCAGATGATACAGACAGAGTTTTTTATGTAGGTGCAACTCGTGCAAAGAAATCATTACATATTATAAACCCCCAAACAGAGAGAGGATACTTTATATGATAAATAAAGAAGAAATATTAAAGAAAGCAAAAGAGCTTGTCACTGGTGACAGGAACGAAACACATGGAGATGCATTTCAAAACCATGCAGAGATTGCAGAATTTTGGAATATATTTTTAGACAAAAAGTTACAACCAATGGCTAGTATTACAGCAGAGGATGTAGCGTTGATGATGGTATTATTAAAAATATCAAGACACACACAAGGAACAAAAAACAATTTGGATAATTTCATAGATATGTGCGGTTATGCAGCTATAGCAGGGGAAATTAATGAATCAGGATCTATTTAGAAAAGACGAAGTAAAAGCAGAGTGGCTACACCCCACAGAAACACCTTCAATGAAAGGTAAAGACGTGGTAGCTATTGACTTGGAGACGTGTGATACAGAATTAAAAAAAATGGGTCCAGGATGGCCTAGAAAGATAGGATCTGTCATAGGCATTGCCATATCCAGTGGTGACTTTACTGCTTACTATCCCATAGCTCATGAGGGTGGTGGTAACATGGATAAATCAGTTATTGTGGATTACATTAAAGAGGTATGTGAGGATGAATCTATACAAAAAGTATTTCATAACGCACAGTATGACATTGGATGGTTATCTACTTTAGGGATAGAAGTAAAAGGATACATACACGACACCATGATAGCTGCTGCATTATTAAATGAGAATAGATATTCTTTTACATTAAATAGCATGGTAGCAGAGTATTTAGGTGAGTTTAAAAATGAATCATTATTAAAAGCCAAGGCAGAAGAGTTGGGTTTAGACCCTAAAGCTGACATGTACAAAATGCACGCATCATTTGTTGGAGAATATGCAGAAGCTGACGCTAGATTGACATGGCGTTTACACGAGAGATTTATCACAGAAATAGAAAAAGAAGATTTAACAAAAGTATATGACATAGAATGCAGACTAATACGTGTTATATTTAACATGACTAAACGTGGTGTACGCGTAGACATGGACAAAGCATTTGGTCTTAAAAAGAAATTACTTAACAAAGAAAAACAATATTTAAAAAGAATAAAAGATTTAGTAGGCCAAGATGTACAAATCAATGCAGCACGGTCTGTGGCCCAGGCATTTGACAGCGTTAATTTAGAGTATCCTAGAACAGAACTTGGAGCTCCTAGTTTTACACAAACATTTCTTGAAACACATGCGCATGAATTACCACGCATGATAACAAAGGCACGTGTGCTAAATAAATTACAAGGAACGTTCGTTGATGGTGTTGCTAGATATGTACACAATGGTAGATTACATGCACATATAAACCAAATACGTGGTGATAATGGTGGCACAGTAACAGGTAGATTTTCTATGTACGCTCCTAATTTACAACAGATGCCTATAAGAAACGAATACGGATCAGAGTTGCGTAAAATATTTATACCAGAAGAAGGAGAGTATTGGTTGTCTGCTGATTACTCACAGCAAGAACCTAGGATATTAACACATTTTGCCATATTAAATAAAAATGCAGGGGCAGAAGAGGTGCAACAAGCATTTGTAAAAGGATTAGACTTTCATAAACAGACAGCAGAGATGGCAGGAATTGATCGTAGGTTAGCTAAAACAATAGGTCTAGGGGTAATGTATGGCATGGGGTATAAAAAGATGGCCATAGACTTAGATATAGCCCCTACAGAGGCAAAAGACATGTTAAAAGAGTTTAGACAAAAAGTTCCTTTTATGCAGGGCATGTTAGAAGCTGTAATGAACCGTGCAAATCAAATAGGATCTGTGCGAACATATCTAGGACGTAGATGTAAATTTGATCTATGGGAACCTGCTTGGTATGAGGCTGGTGTATTTCACAAAGCATTACCACATAATGAAGCAACAACAAAATGGGGTGGTTCTATAAAAAGAGCTGGAACATACAAAGCATTAAACAGATTAATACAGGGCACAGCTGCGGATCAAACTAAAAAAGCCATGGTTGATATATACGAGCAATTAGGTATAATACCTCTCATACAGGTTCATGATGAGTTGAACTGTAGCGTAAAATCTGATAAAGAGGCAAAAGAAATAAAAGATATGATGGAAACATGTATAGATTTAAAGGTGCCATCTAATGTTGATTACAAAATTAAGGATAACTGGGGAGACGCTAAGTGAGCATAAATAAAGAAACAAGGAAAAAAAGATTAGAAAATAAAAAGAATAGCTTTGCTATTAATCCGGAGCAGATGGAATTTGAAAGAAGAAAAGTACTTGAACAAATGTCTACGAAAATTGATCGTAAAAAGCTCAACAATATGGCAGCAGTTGCAGCGACAAAAGAACCGGAATACTTTGACGAAGAAGGAAACAAACGCGAACCGACGATGCGCATATTATCACTCGGGGCAGGGGTACAGTCTTCCTGTCTGGCACTCATGGCGCAAGAAGGATTAACAAAACATAAACCAGACTACATGATATTTGCAGACACTGGGTGGGAACCTAAATTTGTATATGAACATGTAGAATATTTAAAGAAAGCAATAACAATTTGTCCGCTGATCACTGTGGAAAGAGGTAACATCCGTGAGGATCTTATCAAAGCAGCGAACCCAGAACCAGGGTCTAGAGAAGAGGAAAAATCGTTTGCTGGACGTGTACCAAACCCACCGTTGTTTGCTGCTCGTCCTGGTGGTGGAAAAGTAGGGATGCTTTATCGTCAGTGCACACATGACTATAAGGTTATCCCTATTCAAAAAAAGATTAGAGAGTTGTTAGGTATTAAGCCACGGCACCGTGTCAAAAAAGGACAATTGGTTGAACAGTGGATTGGTATATCTACCGACGAAGCCATGCGTATGAAAAACGCTAGGTTACCATGGTTAACATCACGTTGGCCTTTAATAGAAATGAAGATGTCACGTATGGATTGTCTTCAGTGGTATCGTGATATTAAGAAACATCCCATGCCAGGTAAATCATCTTGCATAGGGTGCCCTTATCATCATAACGACCAATGGAAAAACATGCAAAAGAATTATCCAGAAGATTTTGAAGATGCATGTGAAGTTGATGATAAGATTAGACATGGTTTAAAGAATACAACATCAGAATTGTTTTTGCACAAATCAGCAAAACCACTTCGTGATATAAATTTCTTGGAACCAAAAAAACAAGCTTCATTATTTGGCGAAACATTCGATGAGGAATTTGCCGATGAGTGTGAAGGTATATGTGGAGTATAGAATGAAAGAAAAAATATTAGAGAGAAAAAAAGAATTAGAAAAACAAATGACTGATCTTGTTAACAATATTAACAAAGGAAGAGATGCAATTCGAAACATGGAGTCAAGTGTTGGACAAGTTCAAGGGGCAATACAACAGTGTAATTGGACAATAGATCAAATGGAGTTGACAGATGACAAATCATTGGCGAAAAAATGAAGAAATGGCCGTTTGGGGCTATGACAAAAAAACCAAGGGTTTCCGCCAAATAAAAGAGGCCATAAAGGCACCGCTAGCGGGGTTTAAACTAATGACCCGGGTGATTGTATGGTCTGTTTTAGTCGGTTTTTACTTTTTTATCTTTGTTTTGCTTGTTTCTGGTTGTTCGTACATAAAAAAGAATAATGATGAAATTAAAATTACAGATTTACCTCCGATTGAATACAAAGAACCTGTTGTTGATAAAATAAATATTGTTTCATGTATAAAAATGTTGCCGGAATGTAATGCCTAAATATATTTTACAAAGTTATAAAGAAAAAAGAAAAGTATATCCGTACGAAGAAACAACAGCATATTATTATGGGCCTAAAGAAAGTTGGATGAAAGAAGTTAAAGATGATAAAAAGAAAACTAGAAAGATATCTACAAATACTAAGTAACATAGATTCAGATCAGGATAAGTTTGTATGGATTATGGATTTTGGAAAAAATTCTATGCCTATGAATGAAGAGCATAAGCACAAATCATTTGAAGTTCCTGGATGTCAATCACAGACATGGTTAGTGCCGCATTTTGTTGATGATAAAATATACTTTAGTGCTGACTCAGCTGCATTGATTAGCAAGGGCATGGTCTGTATTATTGCAGACGTGTACAGTGGATCTAGGGCCCAGGATATTAATGAGTTTAATCAAAAAGAGTTTGAAAAAATGAATCTTGATTCGTTGTTAACACCAGGTAGAAACAATGGCGTGCACAGTATGCTAAAGAAAGTAAAATTTTACGCTAAAAAAAATAAAGAGTCTATTTAGATAAAGGATTATTAGAATTCTTTTTTATTTCTTTAATTTGTATATCTTGTAGTTCGTTTTCTTTTGATACAATTGCAACTTGTTTAGAAAGTTCTTCAGTGTCCTCTTCTAATTCCCAACCGTATTCTTCTAATGCTTGAAGGGCATCAAGAATAGGTTGTAGATTAGCAGGCTCAGGTAACATAGCTATCTGCTCTCTAATTTTACCTATTTCTTTAAATACAGATGTTAAATCAACTTGAGCTGGTATCTCTTCTCTTACAGCTATAAATTCTTTTACTACCCAAGTCATGTCTTGTGTTTCAGGGATACTATCCTCTACTGCATCAATACGATCTATAAGTTCTATTTTATTTTGATTTATTTTTTTATTAATTGCACCTACATCAACAGATGGTGTTGATTCTATTGCATCAAGACGTGTATTAAACTGGCCCCAGGTGTAAAAACCTCCGCCTATGGCCCCTATAACGCCTATTAATGCAGCGTATGTTGATAATTTCTCTATAATTTTCATTAGTTACCTCTTAATAGTTTAAGTTCTATCATAATGCCGGCTTTTTGTATAGCCAATTCTTGCATTTCCTGTTTGTACACAGTCACCGGATCTGTCTGTATGTAGGCTATTAAAGTGACATTTGTGTATATTTCTTTGTTGTATTGAATCATACTTGCTTGCTCAAAGAAATCGTCATTTACTTTGTATTTGAGGCCGTCATCCTTGTAAAAATCCTTACCTTCGTATGAATCTAGGCTAACGACCTCCTTAAATATATCTTTTGGATTGACGGTTATTTTTATTTCACCAACATCCACATTTTTAATTTTTATACTCTTACTGACTTCGATATTCTTAGTCTTGATTCCTCCTTTGTCAGCAACATCTGTGTCTCCCACTGTTTCTTCTTCATTCGCAGCAGTCTTCGATAAGCCTTCTTCCGATCCCGACTCCTCTTCCAATGTTTCATTAGAACTTTCGCTAGGTTCTTCATTCTCTTTGGGCTCTTCCATGGTATCTTCATTTTCAGCTACCTCCATTTCTTCTGCCTCTTCTTCTGGCATTTCCATGGTATTTTCTTCTGTTTCCATCTCCATGTCAATACTTTCTTCTTCTGCCATTTCCATTGTAGTTGGTTCTTCTTGCATATCCTCCATTTCCGGCATATCATCTTCAACCATTTCTACAAATTCCTCTTCCATTTCTTCTGTCATTTCCATTTCCGGCATTTCATCTGACACGACTGTAAATGCATCTTCCATGTCAGCTGGCATCTCCATATCAGGCATTTCATCTGGCATATCCATCACCATGTCTTCAAATTCTTCTGGCATTTCTATAATTTGTAATTCTTCTGGCATTTCATAAACAGAAAAATCTTCTTCCATTGTAAAACTGTCATCAAAATAAAAATCTTCTTCCCATGTAAAATATTCTTCTTCAAATATAAATTCTGGTTCTTCAAAAATATCCTCTGGTATGTCAGGTATATTATTTTCTATGTTATCTATAACGTCTTGTGTATCTTCATTAATAGGGGGTATATCTTGATACGTTATATCTAACGTAACGTTATCTACATCTGGTCCACGATGATAATCATCATAGGCTGTGCCTGCAGTCTCATTATACAATTCTGATCTTATCGTAATATCTGTTTGTGTATTTGAACCTTGAATGTGTACATTTGTATAGTTTTTAAACGTATTACCATCTGTAGTGCTGGTGCCAGTTATCTCTCTAACTTGTGTAGATACTGAGCCATCAGCTCCTGTAATAGTTTGTTTAAGAGTAAGTGTGTTTTCTATATTGTTCCAAAACCATACGTCTGCT